GATAAATTGAGATTGTGTGATTGATTGTTTCATTAGGTATTATCCTTTGTTGGTTTGTTTGTGTGTTTAATTATACGCTTATTCTTTATTGTGTCAAGCTTTTATTACTTTACTTATAAATATGGTTATAAACTGCATTAATCATAGCCTTTGTTGTACTTGAAGAAGTAAACAATACTTTGTCATTGTGAGGCATGTTAATAAGCTTATTGTATGCGCCTAACGTAGTTTTATTACGTGCTTTGTCAATCTCGATGGTAATAGCCATTATATTATTGGTTAGTGTAACATGTAGGTATGCAGGTCTGTCTATAACTCGCTTAAAATTATAGTCTATCAAGCCACGTAGTAATGAAGTCATTGATTGATTGTAAGTGTCTTTTAACATGTTATTATTTCCTTTTGATTGCCTTGGCTTGATTGCCGAGCTTGTATACATAATAGCATAATAAAAGATTGTGTCAAGTATTAATTACAATTAAATACAATTAGTTTAAACAGTATCATAGTATATAGAAGCGCATGCACGCGAATAGCATAGTCAAGGTATCATTGTCAAGTGCTAATAGTATCCTAATGATATACTAAGGTAGTCCAATGGTGTGCCACCTCATCACTTCCCTCTCAACTTCTAAGCAAGTACCATGCCACCTAGGGATGGCATAAGAATTGCATAGAGTTTGTTTGGCACAGTAATTGCATGGGGGGAGGGGGTCTAGGTGGTGTGGCTTATAGTTGTGTATAACCCCCAGCCACAAAATAGGAGAATTCTAGGTTTTAAAAGGAAGCCCCTAAGGGAATCCCTAAGGAAATTCTAAGAAACCACTAAGAAGATATCGAGAACATAATTTACCAAAGAATTAATTATAAAGTTATCCACAGGTTATCCACAGGCTAATAGAGTTAACATGCGCAGATAAGGAATTCCTAGGAACTTCTAGAAACTAAATAACCTTATATAATAGTAAGTTATAAAATAAGGCTTGACAAGAAGTTAAATACGTGCTATAATACCTCCTTATTTAGTATTATTAGAAGTTCTTAGTAGTTATAATTTATATTATTATTATATATTACTAAGTATCTCTAATAAGTTTATTAGGAATTCCTAAGGTATTTAGGAGAGCCAAGCTCTATTCATAATCTTTCTTATGACCCCCTTTTTATTATGGAGTCCCTTTGTGGAAAACTCTAAGACCAAACCTAAGTTAAAACAACCTACCATTAAAGATGTTATTCAACCTAAGAAACAGAACCGTAAATACTTATCTCGTGAAGAGGCAACTGCTAGGCTTCCTGTAGGTAGACCTAAAGGTGCTAAGAATAATACTACTATATTTAAGGAGGTGATTCGAGAGGGTTTTGAGAAGCAACTACTAAAGGATGGTATGAAGGTAGTAGAAGCTGTTATCAAGAAAGCCCTAGATGGGGATATGACTGCGGCTAAGTTATTACTTGACCGTATACTACCTACGACAAAAGCTATAGACCTTGATGACCTTGAGAACGCTAAGGGTTTCTCTATTAGTGTTAATATAGGAAACTTAGAACTACCTAAGCACTTGTCTAAAACAGACCCTAATGTAATTGATGTGAAGAAGGAAGATTATGAAAGTAAAGAATAGAATTAGTAAAATAGAAATAGAAGTATCCCAAGACCATTACGACCAAGTTCTTTCTCGGCAAGGTTGGTTAGAGGTAGAAGAAGAAGTAAGTCTAATCTCTGAATTAAAAAAAGAAGTAGAATTGGTTAAATCCACAACTCCTAAAAACAAAGGTATTCCAAAATGAAAAAAGAAATGCAATTAGAAGGTAAAATGGTTAAGTCTACTTTGGGCTCTGTAGATGTTCGTAAGGCTGCTTCTCTAGGCAGTGCTGTTAAAGCAGAGTCTAACAAACGTGGTAAAGGTACTAAGTAGTAATATTAAAAGTGCTTAACCCAAGTGGCGCACTTAAAGGAACATCGAATGGCAAGTTTAGATTTTAAGTTACACAAGAAACAGCAAGAGATATTCCTTAGTCCAGCTAGATTTAAAGTTGTTGCGGCAGGTAGGCGTGGTGGTAAATCATATCTATCTGCTGTGATGCTTCTTATTGAAGCTCTTAAAGAAACTAATGATTTTGGTATTAATTTAAAGAATAAAGAAACATGGTATGTAGCCCCTACCTTTGGGCAGGCTAAAGATATTATGTGGAACTTACTTAAAGACATAGGCTCAGACATCATTGAGAGTGCCTTAGAGAACACAGCTACCTTAAGGCTAATCAATGGTAGGACTATTAAACTTAAAGGCTCTGATAGACCTGATACGCTTCGTGGCGTATCATTAGCTTATGTAGTGCTAGACGAATATGCTAGCATGAAGCCAGAGGTATGGGATTTAATCATATCTCCTGCCCTTGCAGATACAAAAGGAAGTGCCTTATTCATTGGTACTCCAGACAGTAAGAATCACTTTTACGACCTATGGCTACAAGCAGACAAGTTAGATGAGTGGGAACAGTTTCAGTTTAACTCTACAGATAACCCTATCATCGACCCTAAAGAGGTAGAACAAGCTAGACAGCGTATGAGCAAGGAAGCATTTAGGCAGGAGTTTGAAGCATCGTTTCAAGCGGCTGGTGGTTTAGCCTTTAAGGAGAAGGATTGGAAATATGCTCAAAAGTCTCCGGAGGCGGGTACGATATATATTACTGTTGACCCTGCTGGCTTCGGTGATGGTAATGGCATGGTTAAGTCTGCGATTAATAGGCTTGATGAGACAGCTATCTCGGTAGTAGAGGTTAGCCCTAGTGGTTGGTTCATCCATGACATTATACACGGTAGATGGGACGTAAGGGAAACATCATTACAGATTATAAAGGCGGCTAAAAAGTATCAACCAGCGGCTTTAGGTATTGAGAAGGGTTCTCTTCGTAATGCTATTATGCCTTACTTACAAGACCAGATGAGGAGACTAGGTACATACCCTAATGTAGTAGACCTTACTCATGGTGGTAAGAAAAAGACAGAACGTATTACATGGGCATTACAAGGTAGGTTTGAGAATGGTCGTATTTACTTTAAAGAGGGTGCAGACTACATTAAACCTCTTACTGACCAATTGTTAGACTTTCCTAATAAGCTAACACACGATGACCTTATAGATTCTCTTGCATACGTTGACCAGATAGCAACAGCTATTTATGGCACTGGAGAGTATGATGATGAATATGAACCTCTTGATTCCGTAAGTGGTTACTGATATGAAATACAAAGGGCAATAAATGGCATCTATAATTGTAGATAATAATGAAGATGAAACTCCAAAAGAAGAAAGTAATGAATCAGCCTTAGTATCTTGGGTAGTAGACCATGTAGATGAGTGGGAAACTTATCGTGATAGTAACTTTAAGGATAAATGGGCTGAATATTATCGACTTTGGCGTGGCATCTGGGACTCTGGTGACAAAACTAGAGAAAGTGAACGTAGTAAACTAATAAGTCCAGCACTACAACAAGCAGTAGAGATGGCAGTAGCGGAGTTAGAGGAAGCTACATTTGGTAAAGGCAAGTGGTTTGATGTTGCAGATGATGTAGCAGACCAAGATAAGCAAGATATGGTTATCTTTCGTCAACTCCTACTTGAAGACCTTAACAATGATGGTGTTCCAGCCGCTATGTCTGAAGTATTCCTTAATAGTGCCCTTTATGGTACTGGTATAGGTAAGATTGTAGTAGAAGAAGAAGAGAATTACAGTGTAAAATCTAAACAGGTTAATGACTTTAGCAGTGTTCAAGAGGGTGTAGGTGAACCCAACACTCGTATCTCTGTTCAGCTTATCTCAGTACCCCCTGAGGAGTTTGTAATTGATACAGCCGCTAAGAACATTAAAGAAGCTCTTGGTATGGCACACATTATGGATGTTCCTAAGCACTCAGTTATGTCAAAACAAGACTCTGGAGTATACGAAGATGTTGACCTCGGAGGCTATCCAGACGACATAGATGTTTACTCAAAGGGTGAAAATAAGTCAACTGAGACTGAAGGTAAAGTACGGATTATAGAGTATCATGGTCTAGTGCCTAAGAAATACCTACCTATTGAACTAGAGGATGATGAAGAACTAGTTGATTTAGAAATGGAAGATGGTGAAGATGAAGAGTATGAGGAAGATGACCTTGTAGAAGCTATCGTTACCATTGCTAATGACGGTGTATTGCTTAGAGCAGTAGCTAGTCCCTATATGATGAAAGATAGATGCTTTGTGGCTTTCCAGTACGATACTATTCCTAATAGATTCTGGGGTAGAGGTATTGCAGAGAAAGGTTATAACATGCAGAAGGCTATAGATGCTGAACTACGTGCTAGAATCGACTCTATGGCACTCACAGTCCACCCAATGATGGCGGCTGATGCAACTAGACTACCAAGAGGTTTTGACCTCACAGTGCGCCCAGGAAGGACTCTCCTGACACAAGGCGACCCACGTACAATATTGATGCCATTTAGCTTTGGGCAAACAGATGCTTCTACCTTCTCACAATCAGGAGATTTAGAGCGTCAGTTACAAAATGCCACAGGCTCTATGGATGCTGGAACACCCACTGGCATGAATGCTAGGAACTCCACAGCTTCTGGTATGAGTATGATACAAGGAGGAGCTATAAAGCGTTCAAAGCGTACCTTAGCTAATATTGAACGTCACTTTACAAGCCCACTTATCCATAAAGCCGCTTGGAGGCGCATACAGTTTGATAGTCTTAGGTATCCAGTTAGTGATGTTAAGTTTACCGTGTATGGCTCACTCGGTATTATGGCTAGAGAGATAGAACAACAACAATTAAGTTCATTGTTAAATACAGTACCACCTGATAGTCCTGCTTACTGGATGTTAATACGTTCTATCTATGAGAATAGTTCAATTAGCAATAAAGACCAGATGTTACAACTAGTAGACCAATTATTGCAGAAAACGCTCAATCCTGAGCCAGACCCAATGATTGCTATCAAGCAACAAGAGTTACAATTACTACAGCAAGATAAGTCTATGTCTCTTCAGATTGAAAAAGGTAGGGCAGACACTGAACGAGCTAGGGTAATGATAGAGCAACAAAAACTTCCTTACTCACAAGCGGCAATGGAAGCTAAAGCCATGTTAGACGTAGCAAGTGCTGAGGCTAAAGAAGTAGGAAGTCAACTAGACCAATATCAAACCATAACTGACGCACTTCGTGCAAAATCAGGAGATACAACAAATGATGAGTAAATTTATAGGTACAAAAAGTATTAACGCTAAATCAATGAATCGTCAAGACTACAACAACTATAGAGGTTGGACTCTACCTAAAGATGAGGATGGTTCTGATGAAGGATACTTAGTTGAGTATATAGATGGTGAAAAGCCTAACACCGGAGAGTACAGCGGTTATGTTAGTTGGAGCCCTAAAGAGCAGTTTGAGGTAGCGTATCAAACAAGTGGTAAGTTGTCTTTTGGTCATGCCGTTTGGTTGATGAGGCAAGGTAAAAAAGTAGCTCGTTCTGGTTGGAATGGTAGTGGCATGTTCATTTACCTAGTTCCTGCTAATAGTTATCCTGCACAAACAGATGTTGCTAGAGAAACGTTTGGTGAAATGGTACCGTATCGTGAGTATTTGGTACTTAAAACAGCACAAAACGATATTGCGACTTGGGCTCCTTCAGGTAGTGATGCTCTAGCCGAAGATTGGCTAGTAGTTTCTGGAGGTGCATAAAGATGATGGACAAGGAAACTGAACAATACTATGACAACCTGTTAGAAATGTTTAACAGTGAGGCATGGAAGACTTTTAATGAGGATATATCTTTAATGTATGAATCCTTGTTAGAATCCTCACCTACTGCTTGCGAGACTAATGACTTGTGGCAGTATCGGAGAGGACAATTAGAAATTCTTAATTACATAAACAATTATGAAGTTCTAATGACAAACGCATCTGAGGAATTATCCAAAGATGTGCATTAACCAACGAGATAAGACAATCTGTCCCTCGTTATTTTATTTCCCTAAAACCTTTTATGAGGCGGGTAACACATGAGTATTGTAGAAACGCAGGAACAAGTAGAAGACGACTTAGAGTATGCTTCTTTGGATGATATGAACGTAGAGGAATATAGCACAGATGATATTGAGGAGTCCCAACCGGAACAAGACTCCGAAAGTCAACTTCCTAGTAAGTTCAGAGGTAAAAGCGTAGATGACGTTGTTAAGAGTTATACCGAGCTAGAGAGAGAATTTGGCAGGCGTAACAACGAAGTCGGAGAACTCCGTAAGTTGACTGATGAATTACTCAACCTACAACTTTCTAAAGAGAAGGCTAATCAAGAACCCGAGTATGAACTCAATATTGATAACCTACTTGACAATCCGAATGAAGCTATATCCAAAGCTGTCGAGAACCATCCCAAGTTTAAGCAGTTTGAAGAGGCTCAAAGGACAGCTACAATCAATAAGGCTAAAGCTACTTTCACAGAGAAGCACCCTGACTATTTAGACTTAGTTTCAAGCGAGGACTTTGCAAATTGGGTACAGGAATCCCCTGTGCGTACCAAGATGTTTAAGGAAGCTGATAAAAACTATGACTATGAAACTGGTGATGAGCTGTTCTCAACGTATAAGGCACTACGGGGCGTTGCTAACTCTAACGCTCAAGTAGAGAAGCAGGCTAAAGCTACACAGGCTTTAAAGAAGGGTTCTGTGGAGCGTGGTTCTGGTCAATCTACGGCTAAGAAGGTTTATAGACGTGCTGACCTTATCAATTTGAAAATCTCCAATCCAAGCAAATATGCGGCGATGGAGCCAGAAATCATGAAAGCGTATGCGGACGGACGTGTACGATAATAATTTAATTAAACTTTAGGAAAATAAAATGGCATTAGGAACTTCACACAAAACGGGCGCAACTCAAGCAGTCTTCATCCCAGAAATCTGGAGTGATGACGTTGTTGCGGCATACAAGAAAAACTTGGTTTTATCTAACCTTGTAACTAAACTAAACCACAATGGTAAGAAAGGTGATACAATCCATATCCCTTCTCCTACTCGTGGTTCAGCTTCAGCTAAAGCGGCTTCAACTCAAGTAACATTGATTGCTAACACTGAATCAGAAATTGCATTAAACATTAACAAGCATTATGAATATAGCTATATCATTGAAGACATTGCTGAGAAGCAAGGCTTAAGTTCAATGCGCGCCTTTTACACTGATGATGCTGGTAATGCACTAGCAGAGCAAGTAGATTTAGACCTCCACCTATTAGGTGCTGGCTTAAACGGTTCAACTGCTTACTCAACTGCTGTAATTGGTGGTGACGGTACAACAGTATTTGATGCTACTGCAAGCACTAACACAGGTAATGGTTCAACATTAACTGATGCTGGTATTCGTAATATGATTCAAACAATGGATGATAATGACGTGCCTCAGTCTGAGCGTGTTATTGTTGTTCCACCTGTAGAGCGTAACACTCTTATGGGTATTGCTCGTTTCACTGAACAAGCATTTACTGGTGAAGTTGGTACTGGCAACACAATCCGTAATGGTCAAATTGGTGAAGTATACGGTATTCCTGTATATGTTTCAACTCATTGCCCTTGGGTTCATGTTAACAGTGTTACTGGTACTAAATCTGTAACAGCTAGTTCTGCCGCTCCTACTGGTGCGTCTTATGTAGATTTACTTGGTGTAACTGTAGATTGGAATACAACCTCTCCTACAGATACTAAATATCGTGCTTGCCTTGCAATGCACAAATCAGCACTAGTTCATATTGAGCAAATGGGTGTTCGTACTCAAAGTCAATACAAACAAGAATGGTTAGGTGACTTGTTCACTGCTGACACAATCTACGGGGTGGGTGAGTTACGTGATACTGCTGGGGTTGCCTTCATAGTAGCTGCATAGTAGGTAGTTAATGGGGTGGAGGGTGTAAAAGCCCTCCATTTCCTCTTTTATCAAGCATAGGAATAAACCTCAATATGAATTACCTACAAATTATTAATAAAGTAATGATAAGACTTCGTGAAGATGAAGAACAAGATTTAACAGCAGGCTACACTAAACTAATTGGTGAGTTTGTGAATGAAGCCAAAAGAGAAGTAGAAGATGCTTGGAATTGGGTTCAACTAAGAAGTACGATTCAAGTAACAACAGTAGCAAGTACCCTCCGTTATACATTAACAGGAAGTGGTAAACGCTCACAGATTTTATACGTAGTTAATGATACAGATAACTATGAAGTACAAAGAGCCAATGGTAAGTGGATGACGATGCAACTAACAACGTCTACCACTACAAATGGACAACCAAGTTACTATGATGTAAATGGTACAGCAGGTGGAGATTATAATGTAGATTTATTTCCAGTACCTGATGCTGGTTATGCTATTAACTTTAATATGAAGATTCCTCAAGATGACTTAGTGGCACTTGATGACGAACTAACAGTTCCAGAATATCCAGTTATACTAGCCGCTTACGCTAAAGCTATCTCAGAGCGTGGTGAAGATTCTGGTATAGCCTATAGGGATGCTCTGGTTAACGCTGAGAAGGCTTTAAGTGATGCAATAGCCTATGACTCATCTTACGTGCCTAGTGAATTAGTTTGGGAGGTTGTGTGATATGGCTAAGACTTGCTCTAAGTGTGGGAAAGAAAAGGGCATAGAGGAATATCATAGAAATGCACAATCTCCTAAAGGTCGTAGACCAAACTGTAAGTCTTGTGCCGCTGAAGCCGCTAAAGTGCGATACAAAAAGACTAAGGGTTATATATTTATACAACAAAAAGGCTATGACCTAAAGAGGAAGTATGGTATTACTTTAGAGGACTACTCTAACATGCTTAAAGACCAAGACTACAAGTGCCTTATCTGTGGTCTATCGGAAGTTGATTTGGAGGGGAGAGCATTGCATGTAGACCATTGCCACACAACGAGTGTGGTTAGGGGTCTTTTATGTTATCGGTGTAACCTTGGTTTAGGTAACTTCATGGATAATACACAAAATCTTGAAAATGCTATTAAGTATTTAGGAGGGTATTCCCATCGCTAAACCACTCGTACACTTTGGGTTAAATTATGCAGGGTCTTTAGGGTTAAACAAACAACAGTCAGATGACTCGCTAGACCCTAGGTGGGCAGGTACTGCAACAAACTTTGTCTTTGACCAGAATGGCAGATTAGCCGCCCGTAAGGGTACTCGAAATGTTAATGCTACGGTTATTACTAATACACCTACTATTAAGAGCATTCATGAGTATTCAGATGCTAATGCAAATAGGGTACTTATTTTTGCCGCTGATAATAAGATATTCAAATCAGTAGGTTCTACAGTAACGGATATATCAGGAACTATAACAACTCCAACTGGGGATAACTGGCAGTTCACTAACTTTA